ATTACGCCCCATGCTGCCCCTCTCCCGAAAGTCATGCTAGAACTTAGGTGTTTTACGATGCCGGACAACTCTTCGATTGTCGACGACAAGTGCTCCATGCTGGTCACTAGTGCGGCGTTTGCCACTCTTAGGTCGCTTACGTCGCGCTCTAGCGTGTGGATTCTATCTGCTTCTGCCACGGCTTAATCCAGCTGCACCAGTTCGAGGTAGCTGCCCTCGAAGATAGTGATGTTCGTCGCGTCAGACACTACCTGCGCCCACTGCAGGGCGAGCGTGCCGCCCGTGGTCACGTTGGCACGGAAGAACGACTCTACGTGTGCCACGCCAACGGCCCCAGCTGCTGGGGTCTGCAGGTCGGCGCTATTCCATGTATCCGTACGTACGCCGTGCGGCGTAGCCGTAGCGGCCAGGGTCTGCACCAGCGAGCCGAACGCTCCGCTACCAGGCACCTGGCTAAAGTTAAGCCGCAGCTTCATCTGCGGTACAGTGCCGGCAGTGATGCGCAGCGCGCCGCGCAGCGCGTAGCGTCTGTCAGCAACCAGCGTAAACCCTGCCAAGTGCGGGTCGTCTGCCAGGGTAATAGTCGAAGCCCGCAGCGTGTCGGCAGTCTTCGTTCTGCGCTGTGTAGAGCCGGCAAACTGGCCGTTAAGGATAGCGTCTGCCACGCGGAGCGGCGTCATTAGCACTACGTTGGACGTACCAGCGCGGGCCTGGGCCTGCGACGCAAGGTCGACGCTGTCGTACTTAGTTACGATGGCATCAGAAATGGCGTCCAGTTCAACGTCAATCTCTGTACCTTCGATGCGCTTGTTAGGGTCTCCAGTAGTCAGCGCGTCCTTTGGGCCGAAGAACACTGTCTGTGCGTAGTCACTCATTATGCTAGCCGTCCAATCTTTACGAAAAGTTCCTGCTGCTGAATAGCGAACTCAGAGCTTACGTTGACCGACAGGCCTACTCTGTAGTACTGCCCTCTGTCGCGTGCTGGCACCTTTAGGATGCTCAGGTTGATGCCGCTACCCCACTCGCCAAGGCCGTACTCCGCCACGTTCCACTCGCTGCCGGCAGTACCTGCAATGGTACGCGTAATGCTGTTTTCTACTTCGCTAAAGTCCGTAGCCCACTTAAAGGTCACGACAGCACCGGCGCGAACAAACAGAATAGCGCCCAGGCGCTTTAGCATCTTTAGCCGGTTAGCGAAGTCTTCGCCTAGGTCAAGCCACGGGCTCTTGTACTCGAAAGTAAAATCGACACCTAGGTCGTTGTCGCCCAGATAGCGCCCAACTACGCCGCCGCTGATAGACAGCAGCAGGGCGTTGCTTCTGCGCGAGTACAGGGCGGTAGGGGCGATGCCCCAGGTAGTCACTATGCTGCACTCGTCGCCGTCAACGTCGCGGTATCTTTTGCGCTGGTCGAGCACCCAGGTAACGCCAGCTTCTGGGAACGACAGCAGGTAGAAGCCGTATAGCTCGTTGTACGAGCTACGGATGCCTGCTGGGTTTTCGGTAGTAAGCTTCGTCACAAGCTCGTCGCGAACGTACTTAGTCAGGTTCGAGATTGGCGAACTACGTTCGTTCTGCAGTCGCTTGAGGCTCTGCACGCCAACACCGGACAGGAACAGCAAGTCGGCCTCGCCAACGGCCTGCACAGAGTGCTGGCTGACGCAGCCTACTCCACCGATAATATCAGATACATATAGATTGTCAGGATCAATACCCAGAGCAGTACCACGGCCATCAACAAAAAACACAACATGGTTTGTTCCGAAGACGATCAGCGCTCCGTTAAAGCCTACAATCGCCGTGATCGTGTCAGTGCCCTGCGTCCAGATGTTGCGCATGTCGATGATGCCTGCACCGCCTGCATCCCACGCGGACTCGTCCAGTAGGCCGCTGTACTTGATCGTTGTGCGGTCTAGGTCGGCCTGCCAGATACGGCCAAAGGCCGCTGTGCCCACGCCGCCCTGCGGCGCAACGCCCGATGTCTCCGCTACCGGCGCGAAGGTGCCGGCACCAGTAAACACTATGGCCTTCTGGCCTTCCTGGAACCCAACAAGCTTGTTGTTGAAGTTCTGGAACCACCAGTTGCCGCTAGCGTCAGTAACGGACCCGCTAATGTCGTTGCCGACAGGATCGGTAACAGACGACGCAATGCCGCCGTCCCAGGCGACAATCGGCACTACAGCCCCGTCTGCAGCTGCGTACTCAAACAGCGTGCGCACTACAGGCGTGCCCGCGATGGCCGTACCAGTCAGACGAAGCACGCCCTTGCGAGCCGCCAGACGCCCGCTGGCGTCGATCACGGCGTTAGACGCCATCGTAGCGTACTCCTGCCCCAGCAGAGCGTTGCCCTGCGATAGGTTCAGCCCACGGAAGCCAGGAGCGACAAGGTCGACTGGCTGCAGTGTCTGGTCAGGCGGTGTTCGTGCTAGTGACGGCATTAGGCTGATGTCAGTTCGTAGCCGCCCTGTTCGGCAGCATCGCGAGAAATGGCGTTGTCCAGCGCGGTACGGAATCGGTCTTCCGTGAAGATACCTGATACGCCCTGCTGCTCGCCGCGCTCCATTAGCGCGTACCAAGTCGTGCCCATTTCAACTGGCGTTACAGGCACCTGTAGCACGGTTGCCATGTCAGCAGCTTCAAGCCGCGCCTGCGGTATGATGAGGCTTACCTGGATTGTGCGGGCAGCCGCTGGAGTTGGGTATACTCGCAGGCGCAAATTGCCTGCCGTCCCGTTGTCTAGCACAAAGGCGCAGGGAGCCACAGCCGTCTGGGTGTCGATAGTGTCCATGTAGATCATGCGCGCATGATCCACTTCGTGCAGAGGAATGGGGTTAGCCGGGTCTGTCACGTCAAACACTAGAGGAATCTCACGTCCCTCCCGCGAGTCCTGGATGCGGATAAGGCGGCTGCGCTCGTTAGCCCCGCTGACTGCAGCAGAGCTAGCTCCGCCAGCAATCGTAACAGTAACCGTCTGGTGCAGCGAGCGCCAGTTGTGCGCGTCCTCTACCTCCTCCTTAATCTGGTTAAGGAATGTCAGTATCTGCAGCTGGTACGTGTCTGTCAGCGTGGTTACGCTGCCGGCAATCTCAGCTTCGCCAATAGTGCGCAGCACACGGTTTAGCGCGGAGCGTACGTTAATAGACATGCGATATCCTAGTCCAGTGAGTAAGTAACGGCAAAGCCGTAGTTGACACCCTTTGTGCCGGATGCAGAAAATAGTCCGCTGCCTACAACCGTCGTGATGTCCAGCGTCAGCACGCCAGTTGTCTCGACGCGCAGCATGGTAGGCTGTCCTATGTAGTTGCTGTTGTCGAACACGCTGTCCATTGTTACTCGCTGCAGACGCGCAGGCCACAGGTCAACCGGCAACCCAGTAATGGTGCAGGCCGTAGAGTTACTTGTGCCAGTTAGCTGGTCGCAATGCAGGAACACGAGGCTGCCTACTCGCGTGTAGCGAATGGTCGTCGTGACTGTGCCGACCACGCCAGTAAGCGTCGCGGTAAATGTCCCGCTTGTCGTGCCGCCTCCGGCACTGCCGTCAAAAAACGTGACAACTACGACAACGCCGCTGCCGCCGCTGCCTCCCGCTCCTGATGCGTTAGCCGGGTTGTTGCCGCAGTAGCCGCCACCGCCAGCGCCGCCGCCACCAGGAGCGCCTCCTGCGCCGCCCGCGCCAGCAGACACGCCGCTTCCGCTGGTGCCGTTGCCGCCGCCACCACCGCCACCACCGACAAAGTGCTGCGTGTTGGCAACGCCAGCTGTGCCGGTTGCCCCTGTCAGGCCGGCCGCACCATCTACGTTCATGGTGTCGTCGTAGATGTCGAACTGAATGTCGCTGGCGCGGCCGCCAGGCCGCGCTACGTTGGCAGTCGTAGTTGCCCCACCACCACCGCCGCCGCCTCCGCACGCAAAGCGTGGGTCGGTGCCGGCCGTGTTATTCGCGCCTTGTCCCGAAGTGTTCTGCCCGCTGCCCCCGGCTAGCCCATCAGTGATGCTGCCACGGCCAATGGTACCCGCAGAGCCAGAGCCTGTAAGGCCTCCGCCGCCGCCCTGCCCACCAGTCGCGGCTACGAGCGCGCCGAAGCGGCTTGATCCGCCGTCTCCGCCGCCCGCACCGTTTGTGTCCGTGTTACCTGCGCGTGCCGCGCCGCCTGCCCCCGGAGCACCTACGGTCACGGCCACCGTGTCAGGCAGGCCAGAGGTGGCAAAGAATGCTTCGGATCGCCCAGCGCCGCCGCCGCCACCGCCGCCCGCTGCGTTGCCGGAAATGGACGCGCGACCGCTGCCACCACCGCCTCCGCCGCCGACGCAATATGCGTAAACAAGCTGGGCGCCCGGCGGCTTTTCCCAGGTGTCATCGGCGGTAAACACCTGCACATCCGCGTTACCGCTGCCGCCAGCAAGCGTAGCCCACACAGGAGCGCCGGATGCAACAGTCAGCACCTGCGCCTCGCTGCCGATGCCTAGCCGTGCGAGCGCGCCTGCTGCGCGTGTCAGCAGATCACCGTTAGTTGTCAGAACGGCGTCAACGTCTGTGCCGCCGCCGCCAGTGGCTACGCCAGGCACGAATTTCTGCTGCGCCTCGTCCCACACTAGTGTCTCGCCGTCTTCAATGGCGGCGATGTCGACGTCGCGCAGGTCAGCAACCTCGTGGTTGTGCTTTAGCAGCGGGTATCTACGCTCAATACTCATGCGAACCTTTCTTGATATTCACTACCCAGTGAACAATGAACATTAAGAAAGGCTAGGGGGCCGAAGCCCCCCAGCCAGTTTCACTATCCGGTATTAACCGTCAGTGAACGCGACCGGCACAACGATCGGGATGATCGACGTGCTACGCACGCCCTTCACACCGTAGATCATGTCCGCAGTCATCAGCGAAGCCAGGAATTCCTGCTTGTACTGTTCCTGCACACGTACGCCCAGCTGCTCTACGAGCACCAGCGCATCGCGCTGGAAGAACAGAGCTAGCTGCTGGTCGTTGTTTGTGCCCGCGTCTTCAACGAGCGGCATCTGGGATGTTACGAACACATCCACGCCGTACACGTTGCCGACAAGGCCGTTGCGGATGGTGTTGCCCGCACCCACTTCACCAGTGAACGACTGGTTCGTGAATCGCGCAATACCCATCATGTCCGCCTTTGTTACAGGCGGCACAACCAGCACGCGTCCGGCCATCGGCGCATCCACGTCGTCAAGACGGCGGATGAATCGACGGATACCGAGGTCGTTCAAGTCGACCGCGTTGCCGGCGTTGGCGCTGGCTGTCGGTGTCCACGCCGCCGAGTCGTCACCGATTCGGGCGTTTGTGAACGTCGACGTGCTGTCGATTTCGCCAGTTACGGCTTCTTCGACAATCGTACCACCACCGTTACCGAAAGCCGCAGCTTCGATAATTAGGTCGTAGTCCGTACGACGAGCTAGCGAGTAGCCCGCGTCGTCTGTGTAGAAGCGACGCAGCGATTCCAGGGCCTGAACGTCGACAATGTCTTCGATCAGTCGGCTGTATTCGCGGTGACGGTTGATGTTGATAGTGATACCAGCATCAGCGCCGTGCTGAATCAGGTTAACCTGAGTTTCAGCCACCTTCGCGCTGCTTACGCCGCGAGTCGGTGTTGGGATACGAATGCTGTCGCCCTTCTTACCCTTGTGGTTCAGCTTGCGAACCAGGTTCGCCATAACAAGGTTGGCCTTGTAGCCGGCAATAACTTCGTCGCTCCACAGCGACGGAATGAAGTTGGGAACTTCACTCTTAATGATGTGATCTGTGCCTAGTGGCATGGTCTCTTATTCCTGTGTGTGTAGTTGGAGAGTGTAGGTTACTTGACGCGGCCCTGCGCGTACGCTAGCAGGATTTCGGCCTGGAAGCCTGGGTCTTCGTAGACCTGCGGCTTTTCCATCTTCAATCTGATTAGGTCTGCACGGCGGTAAACCTTGCCCGTGGGAGCGGCGGCGTCGTTGCCGCTACCACCTTCCAGGCTGGCCTTGCGAGCTCCCTCTGTATCGGCCTTCTGCTG